GTCTACAAGATCGTAGACTTTCCTGCGGTTACCAACCGAGGAATGTTACTATGATACGTTCGGATTCTAATAAAGAATACGGCGTCAGTGTCAATTCAATGTGGAACACGGAACTGGGCGTTAGCTCAGGCGTGACCACGACACTCGTGGAATCCAGCTGGGATGACTTCGTCATCTCAGTAGACGGTATGTCGGCTAACGCCGATGTACCTACCGGATTCCAATATACCAAGCGTTTCCTAAAGGATATGCATGGTACTATAACGGTGTGGCGCCAAAATAATGCAGGTGAAATTTGCATAAATCAGCGCATTGAGACTGAAGGAGCTGGTTGGCCCGCTTTTGGGCCACGTCCAGATCAATCGTTCTATGCGGATGTCTCTAACGAGGCGGCCGTGAAGTTCTGGGACAATGTCACGAACAGTGGCATTAACCTAGCACAAGACCTGATTGAGATAGGACAGACCACCCAACTTGTTCAACAAGTTGTTCAGACGGTTATTAATCTTAAGAAAGACTTTAAGAAAACCGTTCTCCGCGCAGGTAAACGACCGGCAGATACTGCATCCGGTCTGTTTCTCCAAGGTTTATATGGAGTTACACCTACGTTGAATACTATCCACGACCTCGCTAATTATGAGGCTCGAAAACTTGGTGCCACCGTACCTATTAAGGCACGGCGTAGCCAAGTTAGGGAGAAGGTAACGGAAGGGGACGACTTCAATACATACACTGTGAAAGATTCATATCGAATCGAACATGGCGCAGTATTGAAGGTACCCCCCCACGATACCCTCCAGCGTTTAACATCGCTGGACCCATCAGTCATTATTTGGGAGGTTTTGCCTTACTCCTTTGTGTTTGACTGGTTTATGGATATAGGTGGTACGTTGGCGGCCCTCGAGGCAAAGCGGAGATATTCCGCATTTCTGAGTAACCACTATCAGACGACAACGCAGAAAACCAGGTGGGAGCACAGGGAAAGAAGACCCTATGTTAAACCCGCTTGGCTTCATACATCGACCCAGAGACATCTTGACGGTGTGTACGAGAAAAAGATTTGCTCTCGTGCACCATCAGAAAATGGTCCTGGTATATCGATGCCAAATCTGAGCATACCCGATTTAGGGTACGGTCAGATGACTGCGGTCGTAGCGATGGCGTATCAAGCCTCACGCTAACGCACTACTTCTGCAGTGAGAAGGGTTTTCAAGCCCCCTCAACCGTTCCGTATTGATCCCAATGCGCGACGGGCCGAGTTGTTCGGCACATCTAGTTGGCAGGAATTCTCCTGTTAACCAACCATCCATAATGGAGCACAAAATTATGCCAGCATTAGCTGATATAACCATCAATGACGGCTCAGTTACACCTGTAGCTAAGACGTTTTCCCCCGTAATGATCTCGAAAGACGGTGTCGCAGAATATGCGGACGTGTCTTCAGGTGTTGCTATCGGGTTTCCGACGATCAAGATTTCTTCACGTCGGACTTCCGAAAACGTGCGTGTTAAAGCGTACGTTGCATTACCTGTACTAGAGGCACTGGGTACGTCGGATAGCGGGCTTACGCCTCCTCCGACTATTGCCTACGTTGCTCGAGGTCACATGGAGTTCATTCTACCTCTGCGTAGCGATCTTGCTACACGTGAACACGTTCTCGCCTTTACCAAAAATCTATCCGCTGACGCGGTAGTTACGGCATTGGTTGAAGAACTGCTCAATGTACATTAACAGTGAAGCTCTCCACTCACAGTAAATCACTAATGCTGCTATTTGCAGTACTAAGTGGTTTCACCGCGTCGGCGTTCAACGGTTGTGATGAACTTGATTGTCCATCTACCTTTGGCGCCAAACAGTATGTTTCAGTGCTGTGCGGTAGTGATGCCACGTCTCCCTAATTTCTAGGAAGGATGGTATCGAGCTATTTATATCACCATGATAAACAGAGGTTTGAAGTATGTCTACACCTAGTTACCTAGTTGAGGGAGTTTTCTATTCCCTATGTAAACGTATTAATACTCCGGTCTCGTTGGGTATGTGGTTGCGATTTAAGTATGGTGAAAACCTACAAATCGTGAAAAAGACCATAGATCCACGGGATTATACACAAACGCAGTCAGAAAAGTTCCGGCTTGATTATCAGGCCGTTTCTTATCTTTCGAAATATCCCGGTCTTTTGACCGGGGTTGATTTGAAAGATGCTGCTATCTCGGCGTTTCATACCGCCGAGAAACGATGCCACGATACAAACGCCCGATTACGCCGACCGACATCTTATGATGAAGGCGAGTCTGCAGTAATGTTACTTGCAGCTCGAAAAATTTCGACGTTATTGGGTGATTTTGATTTATCGTGGATCAACTTGTGTAAGTGGGGACCAGGGGTCACCTCATCCTTAACGGGTGAGGTAGACTTTAGTTCCAAGCTGTTGGAAAAGCAGCTTGGTATTACACGCGCTGCGGTACCCTACATGCGCCTCGCAATGGCCACAGACCTTCATTGGTTCAAAGCCCGCGGGATAGATGCATGTGGTCCTGCAACCCTCATGCCCAGCGAATTTCAACTCGTTGAGCATAGTAAGGTTGTGACGGTACCTAAGAACGCTAAGACCGATCGTTTGATAGCGATCGAGCCCACCTGTAATCAATTCCTGCAGGGCGGAATAGGCCGGTTTATCCGGTCGAAACTCCGTCGCGTTGGAATTTTCCTTGACGATCAGTCGAGGAATCAGAGGGCTGCAAGTAGGGGCTGGGATGATAACCTAGCCACTATTGATCTTAGCGCTGCGAGCGACACGATATCATCTGAGCTTGTTGCTCAGCTTCTTCCACCGGACTGGTGGAGATGCCTTGATGATTTAAGAACTCACCGTGTAACCGTTGGTGAGGAATCCATGCACTTAGCGAAATTTTCTGCTATGGGCAATGGATTCACGTTCGAACTTGAGACGCTCATTTTTTGGGCTATAACTCAGGCTACGACCGATCTTTGTGGCTCACGCCACCGTGTTGTGGTATATGGCGATGACATCATTTGTGATGTCAAAGTTGTGCCTAACCTTATAAGGTCTTTCGACTTTACTGGCTTTGTGCTCAACGTTGAGAAGTCACACTATGACTCCCCCTTCCGGGAGAGTTGTGGCGAACACTTCTTTAACAACGTGCCATGTACACCAATATTTCTACGTCAGATCCCACTCAATATGAGTTCTCAGTTGGTTTTCTATAACCAAATGATTCGGTCATCCATACGACATGGATTTCCGGGTATCATGGATTC